TATGGTAGTAAAAATTCGTTGTCTACATTACCACCTATTGCGGTACTGTCTTTTATTTTGTTTTCTGATATAAATAATACGTAACTCATATTTTATTTTACTACTTTATCGTTAATTTTTCCTGCTTCTTGTTCTGCTTTATTTTTTGCTGGTACTCCTGCGTCGTTTGGTACATATCCTTTATTTCGTGGGTAATAGTTTTTTACATCTTTAGGTAAATAATCACCTTTTTTATATACTTTACCGTCTATTGTAATTTCTCTAGGTGCTTTCTTTAATACATATAACCTACGTAACCAATAATGTCTACAGTTATACGATCCTTTATACCTAAATAAATTATACGTGCCAAAATCTGGGTTTGCAGTTTTCATCGCTGTTATGTCTTCACGACTAAATAGACTTGTATATTCGTTTTGTATCATATGTTTACAAAAGTCACGGGTATTAGCTTTTACTGCACCACCCCTATATACGTATCTTATTTTAAATAACGACCTGTCTTTATTAGATTTACCTTCTTTACCTGTTGCGTCTATAACACTTTTATTTACTGCAAATTCGTAATTGTGATTTTCGTCCTCTGCTTTTTCTTCTTCTAATAAATTATATTCGTCTAGTATTTCGTATTCGTCTTGTTTCTTTAAATTTTTGATATACTCTATTATTTCTTTTTGTTGTGGTTTATAACACTTTTTTTTACATTCTTCTGTAGGGTTATCACAATCACATTTTTTTAATTCTTCTGCTTGTTCTATAGGTACACAATTAGGTACTTTACGACCGTCTTTTATTTTGTGTCCGTATGGTACATAACCACTTTGACAAGGGTTAGGACTTATAAATTCTTCTTTACAACCGCAATCGTTTAAATTTATTGTTTGTTCGTGGTCTTCACACGGCATATAATAAGTTTTACCGTCTTGTGTGTGTTCGTGGTAACCTTTACACCCCATTCTTAACGCTTCTTCTTCTGCTTCTTCTATAGTGTCAAATAAAGGTAGTTCTTTACCGTCTGTTACTATACTACCTACTTTTGCGTAATCTTGTCTTTTTAGGTCTTGTCCTTCTTCTAATGGTTTTAAACCTAGTTCACTACGTATTTCGTCTGTAGTCATTACTTCCTTCATATCTTCTATAGTAAACCTTGACGTAATAGGTTTTAATTGTTCTATAGAAATAGGTAAGTTTATATTATTAACTTCTAATATTTTACCTATACAACTTAAAAGGTTATTTTGAAAAGGTTTTATAACACTGTTTAAATATACTTCAAAAGCACTATTTAATTCTTCTGCGTTATTACCTAGCCCTGTATCGTTTTTGATACCCATTAACATAGGTGACGTTACACGGTGTCCTGTTAGTATGTTTTGTACTAAAAGTTCTTGTAAAGCTAAGTATTGTTTATCTGCGTCTGCTACTGCAATAGGTGTTATTTCTGGTGTTCTGTTTTTATCGTCTGAAAATGTTAGTACAAATTTACCTGCGTTTCCTGATCCAGAAAACTTTTTAACTATACTATTTTCTATTTGTCTACGTTCTTCTTGTGTAGGTACACCATTAGCAAAACTAATAAAATAAGAACCGGCAAAACCGTTTTCTATATTAGCTAAATGAAATTCTGCTACTTTTTGGTCTATTAAACACCAATTACAAGAAGCTACATAATCCGGTACTTTGTATAGTTGCATATTAGGGCTATACATACCGTCGTATATTATAGCGTTAGGACTTGTTCTGTCGTTTAAATTAAACGCTGGTATACATTGCGGTTTGTTTTTTCGTGTATTACTCCAATCTGCACTTACGTAGTATTCTGTAACACGTCCTGTAACGTCTGGTTTACCTACTCTTATACGTTCTACGGGTATATGGTATATATCTGTTATAGTTGTTCTGTCTTTACTCCAAACTACGTTTATAGCGTAACCCCCTTGTAGTTTAAAATCAAAAGCTAGTTTTTTAATTACAGTATGTAAACTTTCACCCTTACCGTTTGCTTGTGCTATAAACTTTTTTAGTTTTACAAAAGCTTCTAAATTGTCTGTTTCTTCTACTGTTAAACTTTCCCCCGCTATCATATCTGCAGTAGCGTTTACAATTGCTGCGTGTGTACTTGAATTATAGTATAAATCTATTAAAAACTGTGGGTAAGTGTTTCTGTAGTCTTCTGTACCGTATTCTATATAATCACGCCCCATTGCTTCCTGTATAATAGGTGCAGTTTGTGTTTCTAAATTAATATTTAAAATACTGTCTTTAAAGTCTACTTTCTTTTTCTTTTTCATATCTATATATTAGCTAAGTATGCTTGTAGTTTAGAACGTTCACTTGTACTTAAAGCTTCGTTTGTTATTACTACTTCTTTTATAATACCGTCTAAAGAACCCCCTATTGCGTCAATATCTAAAGTACCACTTACTACACCTGCTTCGTAACCTGTAGTAGTTATTTGTGTAAGTCCTGTACCGTTTAAATATACTACAACCCTATTTGTTCCGTCACGTTCTACACCTATATTGTAATAAGTTCCTGTTTCTATTGTTGTACTAAAACCTATTTTAGCACTATTGTTTATTTTACCTCTAATTTCACTTGTGCTTTGTACTCTAAAAAAGTCTTGACTACTACTATCTTTATCGTAAAAAAACAAATCTGTAGCACCACTACTAAAAGTAGAAAACTTTATACGCATATACATAGAAAACTGTCCTGAAAAATTTATCTGACTAGACAAATGTAGTTTATCGTTTTCTGCGTCGCCACTTTCTACACCGCCACTGTCTGCGTCAAATGTGAAATAATTGTCTGGTGCTGTTAGGTGGTTATCATTACCGCCTTGGTCAGTCCATTGTGTAACATTGTCGCCGTCTTCTGCTGGATCTTCTGCACCTTCAAGTATTCCTGTGTTGTTTCTAAACCAAGCTTGTAAACCCCCTAAATTAGCGGGTGTAAACGGGCTACCTGTAGTTTTTATGTTAAGTCCTAGTCCTAACTTCATTACTCGCCTGTTTTACCGTCGTGTTCTGTATAACCTATTGCTACACCACTTGTAAGTTGTATTTGCGTACACCTACCAAATATTACTGTACCTGCTGGTATTGTAGTTTGTAGTGCACTTTCACCTGTTAAGTTAGCCATAGTTATAGACGCTATTACACTTTCTGTTACAAAATGTACTGCGTAAAAGTCTTTTGTAGTTTGGTTTGCTGTAGTAAATACTACACCGTCACCTTTACCTAGTTCTCTTAATAAAATATTATTACTGTCTATTAAACTCATAGTTTTTAATTTGTATATAAATAATTAGTTTCTGTTGTTGTATGTTTTGTGTATTTTACTTGTTCTTGTCCTTCTGTTTCTTGTATATATAGTTTACCTTCTTCTACTTTACCTTGTACTATTCCGTGTGTACCCGCTACAGGTAGTACGTCGTTTTCTGTCGTTGGTGCGTTACCTGCACTTATAGCTACTGCACCCGTCCAACTAACCTCGTAAACTTCGTATTTCCAAAAACCGTATGGTTTAAAGTTTATTTTGTATTCGTATAGATTGTCTGTAGTATTATGTAAAAACGTACATTTAACGTATCTATCGTTGTGTGTTAAACTTTCAGCGTAACTATACTTTATGTCTTTAGTCATATCGTTAGTAAACTTAAATAAATATCGTATAGCAGTTTTATCTACTGTTGTATTTATTCTTTTTTCTTCTAACGTTAAATATGCTTCTATTGTACTACCGTAAACCCCTGTTATCATACTATATAATATAAAAACAAGTAATTTATTTGTCTTTTGTTAAAACTGCTTTTTTCTTAGTCTTAGTAAAGTAGTCTTTTAGTCCTAAAGTTTCTACTTGTTCACTTTTAACGTTGTCTAATAGTATTGCGTAACCACCTGTAGAAACAGTACAACCTTTATATTCGTCTTTTAATTTATACATAGTTTTTTTTATTTAAAAAAGGGGTAGCTATTGCCACCCCTTCTTGATTATGAAAACAAAACCAATTAAGGTTTAAGATGTCACAACTGTAGTTAAAGTAAAATTGTCAAATGGTACAGATGTATATTGACCTAACCTTAAACAAGGAAAACTTTCTTGAGATGTAAAGGTCAAAGAATAACCGTTAAGATCTGAAAAAGCTTGTCCTGATTGTGCAGTACCTGCAGTTAGTTCACAACCGTTTTCTACACCAAACGCCCAAATTTCGTTTTTACTACTTGTTTGTTGATATAATTCTACAAAAATTATTAGTCTGTTTTGTGCTAGTAATTTAATTTCGTTACGATCGTTTAACCCTAACTTATGTAAATTAAGCGTTATAGCGCCTTCATAAAATACAGTTCCATTTTCTACAGAACTTTGTATAGTTTCTACAAAGTTTGCCTGTCCTTTTGGTATTCTGTACCTATAGTAACCTGCACTATAACCACCTGCACCTGCTATTTGTGTTAAAGCTCCTGACGAATGCGTAATTGTTAAGTCTTCGTGTTGTGCAAAGTAAATATTTTTTACACCAC